GTGCGTTTGCCTGCCAGAATGCGTTCTGGCCCATGCCCACCAGGCTGTTCCAGATCACCGCATTGAGGTCTTCGCGCTCGACTTGATCACCGTCGGCCACATCGTCAAAGACCTGGATGGCACCATAGAGCATAAGCAGCCACTCGACGGCTGGCGCAGGAAGCGCGAGAGACCTTTGCAGGTTCTCCTTCAGCCAATCGACACCAGTCATGCGCAGCTCCTCTTCAGGGTGAGCTGCTGGCGGCTCGATAGGCTCAGCGACTGCATTTTCCCACATTTCGACATCCCGTCAATCTTCTTCGTCTTCGCGCTCTTCCCAGGCCTGGCAGACGCGCAGGTCGTGGCAAATGAACTCCAGCTTCTCGCAGTAGCCCCTAAAGCCTGCATCCGTGTCCCACTCGTTGCGCGGGATACGCTCCATCTTGAGCTGCATCTCGACCGAGTTGTCGTAGTACTCGCAGTTCGAGCAGCGCCGCCGACGTGCCTCTTTCTCGTCGCACTGCATGGCCTTGCCGACGGCAACCCAGAAAGTCTTGTTCGCGGTCGGCTCGTTGCTGGGGTTCTCGGGACCGAGCATCCAGTCGTCGATGGCGACCTGGGTGTTCTTTTTGTTCTCGGCTGTGGTCAGGAACTCTTCCTCATAGGGAATGCCACCAAACCCAGAAATCATCATCTTCGGCATCTTTGCGTAGTCCATGTCTTACTCCTTATGTGATCTCACGACCGTTTGCGCGGATTGTCAACGATGTGGCTGCGCTTGCAATGGTGGAGATGAAGCCGCCAGGCTCCAAGGCCTGCCCAACCAGTCCGGGGAAAGTGTAGGTCTCGTCTGGTGCGATGGCACGGGTGTCCACAATCAGGTTGCTCGCGCCTGCGCTGCCACCACTTATCACCAAATTGACGCTGATGGTCACATTGCCTGCGCTGGTGTTGGTGGCCGTGAACTTGTCGATGATGGTCTTGCAGTTCGTCGCCGTGTACTGCGTGGTCTGGGTGTTTTCGGCCTGCTTGGCAGGGATCAGCACCTTGATGGTTACGGTCATGTCATGCTCCTTATGTGGCTTCGGCACCGCTGGCCGTGATTGTCAGGCCTGTCGATGCTGCTTGGACTTGGATTGTTTCGGCTGCGTTCATCACCTGCACACCGTTGTACTGCAGGGCATTGTTGGCTGGCACAGACACATCGTAGAGGAAGGCGTTTGTCGTGCCTGCCGTGCCAGCAGAGGGCACCAGAAACACCCGCACATTGATGGCCGCCGCAGTGGTGTTTGCGATGCTGAACTCCTTGAGCAGCGTGCGGGTGCTGGCTGGGACGGTGTAAAGCGTGGTCACGCCAGTGGTGATCGCCGCCTGGCCCAGCTTGGTTGGGGTTATTACATCGAAAGCCATGTGAGCACCAGGTTAGATTTAACAAACGCAGGTAAGGCGGCTGCCGTCAATGGCCCACTTTCCCAGCGTTGCTGGATGCCGTCGTAAATGAGGACATCGCCAGTTGTCGGTGTTGGAGCGTAAACGTCGGACAGTTGGCCGACCAGCGGCTCAGCTTGAACCCTGACAAATACGGAGCCAGATCCTCCAGACCCAGCATTGACCACCGCAGCCACCACCACATGAGGGATTGGGGCTTGTGGCAGATTCTTTGTCAGGCCACCAGCGAATGACGGGTTGTAGTACAGGATGTCGCCATCTGCCCAGACTTCGCCATAAGGCGTGCCTGTGGTGTTGAATCCTCGAACCAGTCCAAAGCTGGAGACCAGCCCGAAGTCGTTGTTTGCGATGGCCTCGGCAGCCACACCCATGACAAGCTGGCCATTTGTCAAGCCGGTCGATGGCTTACCTTTGAGCACGCCAGAGGAGCCGACAGACCCGTCGAACATCACCAGTTGCCCTTTGGCAATGTTGGCCGAGGCCTTGATGTAGTAGTACTGCGACTCGCCAATGGACTGGTTGACGTTTGGCGTCATCTCAAGATTGAGCGTGTAGCCGCCATTCCAGTGCAGTCGGCCAACCTTGATGGCCGGCGCAGGCGCAGTGGTGCTGAAGTCAATGTAGTCGGTTGCCACCGAGTTGTTGTTCTGCTCAACAGGCGCAAGAGCCAGCAGATTCAGCACCTGGGCCAGCCTGGGAATGGCATCCAATGCCTGCTGGACCTTGGCATTCAGCACCGCATCATCGACCGCCGTGTCCTGTGCCAGTGCTGCAATCTGGGCCAGCGCCTCGTTGGCCGTGGCCGCCGCTGTGTCGGCCTGGTACTCGAAGTCGGTGCCAACAATGACCTGCAGCTCGTCCACAGCAGCAAACAGCAGCTCGAACTGCCTGATCTGCTGCTGGTCGGTCAGAAACTGCGCGAGCTGGTCGCGGGTCAGGTTCAGCCTGCGGGAGACGGGTGCGGTGGCCATCAGTACGCCAACGCCTCAATCTGGGCCTCAAGACGGGCAAACGACACATGGGCATCGCTGTCGCCACGGAAGCGCTGGATGCGCCAGTTGCGCATGTGCCCCTGCTGGAACCAGGCCAGGCGCTTGGTAGTGTTGCCAATGGTGCCGACGCTGATGCTGCGGTCCTGGCTCCAGGACAGGCCGTTGACGCTGTGGCTGGTGCTGATCTGCGGGTTCTTGCCCAGCGCCACGCTGCCGGTCAGTGCGACCAGCTCAAGGCGGTTAAAGATCGCGCCGTTGCCCTCGTTGTAGACGATCAGCGTGCCGAACTCCCAGCGCACCTGCTGTCCCCAGTGGTGGCCGGTGTCCTGCACCAAATAACCGATGTTGCTGCTTTGCGGATCGCCGACCAGCCACTTGTCATAGACCCAGACCAGATTGCGTGCGCGGTACTGGCTGAATCCGACCACCGCCGTGGTCAGAGTAAACCAGACGGGCTGCTCAAGCGCCTCGCTGGCCGAGGCATCGTAGACCACCGTGCGGTCTGGCAGGTGGACATAAAGGTGCTGGTGCGCCTTGTCGTTGCGTGCCTCCAGCTTGACCTTGACAAGTTGCGCCTCGGTGTACTGCAGTAGCAGGGTGTCGATCTCCTGCGTGCTGATTTTTTGGGTGGTGGCTGCTGCACCAAGATAGATGCCTGGCGCTTCGTTGCGGCCACCTCCAAGAAATGCGATGCGCTCAAGATAGGTGCAGCAGGCATGCGTGCCAATCACACCTTTTTGAACTTGTGCGCCGTCAATGCGCTGAAAAGGAAACAGTGCGCCGCCCACGTTGTCAAACACCTCTTGCGTGTTGCTGTTGAGGGCATAGACCTCGTTGCGCAGCTTGATGAGTGCCACCACAGGGTCTGGATCAACCTCCGAGCTGCCGTACTTCAGCGGGTTGACCTGCATCGGGTCTGACAGCTCGGTGACGACCAAATTGGCACCGTCGGTGGTCATGAAGAAGCCATCCACCCATACCACATCAAGCACCACGCCAAGGTCTGGATCGGTGACTTGCCGCAAGATGGGAGCTGTTGGGTTCCAGACCGATGTCGCTGTTGTGTTGACCGGAATCCAGTAGTACAGGCGGCCACCGGACGCAATTGCCAGCACATCGAAGCTGTAGTCCATCGTCACCAGCTCGGTCGTTGGCCCACCAACATCGCCTAGCACAGTCACAGTGCCATTGCTGGCCACTGAGACCAGCTTGGTGCCCATGACCCGATAGCAGACGCCATTCCAGTTGATGCCGCCACGGTCAACGCCTGGGCCTGTGCCGTTGGACACGATGCCGTCACCAGGCCGCAGAAAGCCATTGCTAATGCCAGACGCCTTTGGCACCGGCACCATGTTCACAGGGTATGCGGTGCGCAGTTCTGGCGTGTTGTCAGCGTAGATGCCGGAGAGGATTGGAACTTGCATTTAAGCCGCCATTTGATTTTGCTTTTGCCAGTAGCCACGGGGCAGACGATTTGCGTTTTGTTGCGCCATTGTGGCCCATCGCACATTGCCTGGCTCATAGTGGCCAAGAGGATCAATGCGGTCAAGCGTCATGCCTTCAGGCCTAACGCCAATGCAATCAATTAGTTGCTGCAATGAAACAAATCTGAATTCCACTTCGGCATAACATGCGTGGTGTTTTGCGCCAGCCAGGCTGCGCTGTCTTGCCTTGTAGTAGCTTGCGCGTGTCCTTGACAAGGCTGGGTCATTTTTCACGCCAGTGCCTTTGCGCGGGTGGTCGCGTCCATCGAACCGCAGCCTGTTATGGCACGGTTTACAGATCAAAGGCTTTCCTTCTTTCTGCAATTTCGATAGGACATCAGATCGAACCATTCTCTTTTCCTCGCAGTTTGGACACCGCACCTCATACTTTATAAGTCCATTTGGCATACATTGCTCCTTTGGAACACTGTAGCACCATTTTGGATTGTTTACCACTTCACGCGATCACTCCAATATGCAGCACTCATCTTGCCCTTGGCAATGTTGGCAGCGTGCCTAGCCTTGAAAGACTCTCGCCGA